TGAACGATGAGGTATATGTACCTTCACTTGATACCACTTACGTAAAGTGGGGTCACTACAAGGACGTTGAGTCAATCGTTAAGTCTGGCATCTTTTATCCAGTATATGTCGCTGGTCTGTCAGGTAACGGTAAGACTATGATGGTTGAGCAGGCTTGTGCCAAAACCAATCGTCAATACGTTCGTGTACAAATTACTCCTGAGACCGATGAGGACGATCTTATCGGAGGTTTCCGTTTAGTTAACGGTGAGACTGTTTTCTCAGAAGGTCCAGTCATCAAGGCAATGAAGCAAGGCGCAATCCTTCTCATTGACGAGATTGACCGTGGATCAAACAAGATCATGTGTCTACAAGGTGTTCTTGAAGGCAAGCCTGTTATGATCAAAAAGACAGGTCAAGTCGTTAGTCCCTCAAAAGGATTTAACGTTATTGCAACAGCAAACACTAAAGGTAAGGGTTCTGATGATGGTCGTTTCGTAGCAGCAACGATTATCGATGAAGCTTTCCTTGAGCGTTTCACGATCACAATGGAACAACCGTATCCAACACTTGCGACTGAAAAGCGTATCATTATCAATCACATGAAAAAGTTTGATTGTATTGATGAGGATTTCGCAGTACTACTATCGCAGTGGTCTGAAACTATTCGTAAGACATATGATGATGACGGTATCGATGAATTGATCTCGACTCGTCGTTTGTGTCACATCGTCCAAACCTTCTCGATCTTTAATGATCGTATGAAGTCAATCGGACTTTGTGTAAACCGTTTTGACCAAGATACTAAGGAAGCATTCCTTGATCTGTATAGCAAGGTCGATGTAACGGTCACTGACGGTTCAGAAACAACAACTTCTGAAACCGATGTTCAACTTGATGATATTTTAGAGGATGCATTGAATGGTTAAATATAAGTTCAACGAAGGAGCTCTGATCGCAGAGCTCCAGTCGTACATTGACGGTACTTATGATGGGCACTACTCCAAGAATAAGTTCCAATCTACAGAGTTCATTATTGACTGCGGTCATGGTGAAGGATTTGCTTTAGGTAACTGCTTAAAGTACGTTCAGCGTTATGGTAAAAAGGACGGTAAGAACCGAAAGGATCTTATGAAGGTTCTGCATTACGCTCTTATTGCGCTCCATGTTCATGATGAGGAACAGGAAATTGATTTTCCTGAGCCAGATAGCATGGACTTTGGCGCTAACCTATCTTATGGTATAGGAACTTCTTATACTGCTGAAAATTATACTGATGAGGCTATTTACAATTCGCCTAAAGTAGTGTATAATGGTAGTATCGATAGCATTACTCCACAGCAGTGGAACACAATGAATCAAAAACATCTTAACGAAACCAAGGAAACTAAATGATGAATCTTTCAAGTGAAACAACCGCAGTTCTTAAGAACTTTGCAAACATTAACTCTAACATCGTGTTCAAAACAGGTAGCACGATTAAAACTATGGCCGAGGCTAAGAACATTCTTGCCAAGGCATCGGTATCCGAAGTATTCCCAGATCGTGAGTTTGGTATTTACGATCTGAACGAGTTCCTCGGTGTGACGAGCATGTTCGAAAATCCAGAATTGAAGTTCAATGAGGAAATGACTTCCGTATCTATTGCGGAAGGCAAGCGCTCTGTAAAATACTTCTTCTCGGATCCGTCCATTCTCACTTCTCCTTCCAAGGACATCGTCATGCCGTCCACCGAGGTCACCTTCACACTAACCAACGACGACCTTTCCACATTGCGTAAAGCAGCATCAACTCTTGGTGTTAGTGATGTGGTTGTTACTGGAGCTGAAGGTGCATCTGACGCTAAGATCATGGTCACTGATGTAAATGATTCGACTGCTAACTCCTTTGAGCTAGAACTGTCGAACGTTACACGACCATCCGATCAATTTAATTTCGTATTCAATATTGGTAACTTCAAACTTATCTCTGGCGATTACGATGTTGCAATCTCAAGCAAGTTAATCTCGCATTTCAAGAGTCAGGCAGCTGACGTGGAATATTGGATTGCTCTTGAGAAATCATCTACCTTTGGTGGATAAATAAACTACTCTAGTCGACTAACTTTTATAGGAGTAAATTATGTCTGAAGAGCAAGCAGCAGATACTGCAGTAGAACAGGAGGCGGCTGCGGAAGCACCACCTTCGCTGGGTATCCAAGACTTGGCCGCTATGGTACAAGTGATCGACGTATGTTCCAAACGTGGGGCCTTTGAGGGTCCAGAATTGGAATCAGTGGGTGTCCTTCGTGGACGCTTGGTTAAATTCGTTGAGGCGAATAAACCACCTGCCCCTGAGGGTGAAGCAGAAGGCGCAGCGCAAGCTACACCAGAAGCAGCACCAGCAACTGAAGAAGAACAGGGACGAATGCCAAAAGATGTTGGCTAAATCCTTGGGGGAGGCTTCGGCCTCCCTCTTCATCTCTGCCCTTAGCTCAACTGGATAGAGCATCAGCCTTCTAAGCTGAGGGTTGCAGGTTCGAGTCCTGCAGGGCAGGCCACCTTATTTTTTATTATGGAGTATGTGAATGTCTACTGACTTTCTATGGGTCGAAAAGTATCGTCCCAAAACTATATCTGATTGTATTCTTCCAACTGATCTTAAAGAAGTATTCGGTAAGATCGTTGAGAAAAACGAATTACCTAATATGTTATTCTCTGGTTCAGCTGGCGTCGGTAAGACGACGGTCGCTAAGGCATTGTGCCACGAACTAGAACTTGACTACATTTTAATTAACGGATCCGAGGAGGGTAACATTGATACTCTTCGTGGTAAGATCAAACAGTTTGCCTCTACGGTCTCACTTCAAGGTGGCTATAAGGTAGTCATACTTGACGAGGCTGATTATCTTAATCCGCAATCAACACAACCTGCTCTTCGTGCATTCATCGAGGAGTTCTCAAACAACTGCCGATTCATTCTGACTTGTAACTTCAAGAACCGAATCATTGAGCCGTTGCATTCTCGTTGTTCAGTATACGAGTTTGGTATTCCTAACGATCAAAAGCCACAGCTTGCGGCTAACTTCTTTGCACGAATGACTGACATTCTTGGTAAGGAAGGTGTACCGTTTGAGCAAAAGGCAGTAGCCGCTCTCGTTGAACGGTACTTCCCTGATTGGCGTCGTGTGATCAATGAGTGTCAACGATACTCAGTCGCTGGTCGTATCGATGCTGGTGTACTTGTTAATCTGTCAGAGGATAACATCAATGCACTTATGGGATCTCTTAAGGATAAGAACTTCAAGGGTATGCGTAAGTGGGTCGTTGACAATATGGATACGGAACCGCAAGCAATCTTTCGTAAGATTTATGACAACATGAGTAAGTACCTGCAGCCGCAGTCTATTCCTCAAGTTGTTCTCATTCTTGCTGACTATCAGTATAAGAATGCATTCGTAGCGGATCATGAACTCAATGTTGTAGCTTGTATGACAGAGATCATGGCCTCAGCGGAGTGGGTATGATCGAATACCGAATCTGGGAAAAGGTTGTAGCTAGAGCGCTAGACTACTATATCGGCCGCAATGACGAGGACGAACCAAAGGTACCTGTGTTGACTATGGAACACGCAAGGATTGGTTTGTATCTTCGTATGTTGTTGCAATTCGTTAATTGGATCACCTGCTTCTTTATCATAGCAGGTGTCGTGAGGCATTGGTAATGAACCCTTTTGAATTCTTAAACGCAATCAACTACAGCAAAAAGGATCTGATGGTCGACGATCTGTCTGAAAAGGCATACAACCCTTTTATGGCTAATCGTGGTCTGTCATACTTTAATGATACCGTCCTTCTTGCTAATGAAATGAACAGGTATCACCACCTAGACTCAAAGCTTCAATTTGACTTTTTGATAAATACAATTAGAAAGCGCAAAAGGTTTTCCAAATGGCTCAAGCCTGAGGAATCTGCTGCGGTTGAAGCGGTCAAAGAATATTATGGCTATAACGATGAGAAGGCACGCCAAGCCTTGACCCTTCTGAGTAATGAACAGATTAACGAATTGAGATTGAGGGTCTATAAAGGTGGAAGAACATAATAACAATGTGGCCGTAGAGTGGACTCCAGCTATGATGCTGGAGATAATTCTTAATGAGCCAGATGATTTCTTAAAGGTGAGAGAAACGCTAACTCGTATCGGGGTAGCCTCCCGCAAAGAAAACAAATTATACCAATCATGTCATATTCTACATAAACAGGGGCGGTACTTTATCGTTCACTTTAAGGAACTGTTTCTCCTTGACGGTAAACCATCCAACCTAGTAGATAATGATATACAACGTCGTAACACTATTGTGACACTGCTCAGCGACTGGGGGCTTATTACTCCGGTTAACGCGCAGGAAGCAAAGGACACGGCTCCGTTACGACAGATTAAGATCATATCCTTTAAGGATAAGGATCAATGGGAGCTATGTCCAAAATATAACATCGGAAACAAATAACGTCGATGTATAAATAACATTGGAGTGCGGGATAGGCCCGGCTCTATTATTAATCTTGCTTTATTAAAGGAGATAACTATGACAGGCGTAAAGCAACTTTTCCCACGTGCATCTTTTGTTGGTTTCGACCATCTTTTCGACGAATTGGATCGAGTAGCTCGGCATGCAAATGACCACTACCCACCACACAATATCGTTAGGATAGACGAACACGACTATCTTATTGAACTTGCAGTCGCAGGATTCAGTCGAGACGAACTAACCATTGAGGTGAAAGATCGCACTCTAGCCGTCACTGGCGAACATGTAAGTAAAGGCCGAGACTTCATTCATCGTGGAATTTCTACGAAGAAGTTTAAGCGTACGTTTAGGCTGTCTGAGTACGTTCAAGTACATGGAGCTGATCTTGTGGACGGAATCCTTGCCGTAGAATTGAAGGTAGTAGTTCCAGAAGAAATGCGTCCCCGTAAAATTAACATTGGAAACGGGGTATCCACAAATGACACAAGTAGTACTGGTAGCTCACAGCTACTTAACGAGCGCGGTTGAGTTAATTCTATTCTCAATCGTTGGATTCTTTAAGAGTCTAGGTAAAGCAATAATCGTATCGCGGCAAGCGGAAGCAAATCAAAAGATTGTTCCCTATCTGCGTTGCGAGTACCCAGGATGGAGCGATGCAGAAATCCTGGCTAAGCTAAACAGAGAAATCCTTAGAGAGTTCGAGAAATGAGATTTGTATTTAAGGCACTATCTGGAGTTTGGAACGCAGTGCGACCAAAAACCGAAAAGGATAGAATCGAAGAATATCTATCTCAGTCAACTGACCTAGTCGACCTTGAACGTCGACAAAAGCAGTTACAATGGTCTTCTAATCCTAATCTTAAGGGTTGGATCTAAAGGGTCGTTACTTAATAAACGCGTGAGGGGTCATGGTTAACCCCTCTTCATTGTCACAAAGAAAGGAACATGACAAATGAAAGCAGTACTTTTCGCGGTAGCAGCACTAACAGCAACATCTACCGCGGCGGCAGATCTAGGAATGGGTCTTGCCCTTAACACTGAAGTCAAAGCATATCACAAAGTGGATGCTGAGACTAATCACTTGACAGTAGAGCCAGAGTTGCGCTGGACATCAGCAGCAGGGCCGCTGTCAGTATATGGCGAAATGCCAATCACTATGTACGAAACCAACCACACAAGTGGTGATGATTGGAACGTAGTAAATATTCTTGATGATGGGAACTACCCGCTTCTAGAACTCGGCGCAGAATACGACATCAATGGTAACACCATGGCGTATGCCGAAACAACTTACGACTTCAACGCAGAGGATCGCGGAGAGATCGAAGTAGGAGTAGCTTGGACTTTTTAGTCCTTGCTATATAACACATGCATACCGACATAGACATAGAATGGTAT